CGGAACCCAAAGAGCCGATCTGATACTCAACCGCGCCACCTACCAAGGCCCGAATGGCTTCCTCGGCGGCAGCTAAATCTTTCTCAGCCTGACTGCGATCGTCGAACGCGCCAGGCGTTCCGCTGAAGGTCAAAGTTTTGCGGGCGGTCAGGCTGCCGCGGCGCAGAGTGTGCGGCACGCCGTCAACCGTGGCCACCACTTGCACGGTCCAGTCGCCCGGCGCCATCGTGGCGGTCGTGGCCGTGCTCAAGGTGATGCGCCAGCCGTCGTCTGTCAGGGTCGCTGGGGCCTCGACGCCAGCGCCGGCCGTGGTGGCACGCAGCCAAACAACGACAGCCGTAGCGTCATCAGGCGCAGGCTCAAGCCAGGTGACCTGATCGCCTTGGTAGATCTGCAGCGGCTGGGTCATTGATCAGTGTCGGCAGCCTGTCTAGATCCTGACTCAAGACTAGGGAGAACAGGAAAAGGCGGGTTGCCCCGCCTTACCTGGCCGCCGGAAGCGGCCCTCGCCTTGCCCCGCCAGTCCCTACCCCGCCATGCCTGGCCTAGCATCGCCTAGCCGCGCCCCAGGGTGCCGCGTCTGCCCTCAAAAGAGAGCAGCAGGGAGCCTCCGCAGAAGCTCCGTGCTGCTGTCTGCAGCCCTTGCCAGGCCCGGCCATGCCTCGCATGGGCTCGCCCCGCCACGACGTACCGCGCTGCGCCTGGCCTTGTCCACCCCTTGTGAGGGTGGCAGGGAGGCCGGAGCCTCCGTGCCACCGTCTGTGGTCCTTGCCAAATCCCGCCGGGCCATGCCTTGCCCCACCCCACCGCACCCTACTGCGCCGTAGCGTGCCGAACCTGGCCCTGACCTGCGTGACCGGGCCATGCTGGGACTTACACCAGAGGATGCCCAGCGCATCAGGCCACCTCCGCCAGCAGTCGATCCAGTTGCTCGGCGACAGGAACCACCTCGGCGTCGAAGCGGCCATGCTTAGGCCGCCAATCGCCAATCCCCACCAGCTTGCCGGCGTCGATGGCGATCTCTTCAACGTCCCGCATGTTGAGCACGTCGGGGTCGTACTGAGCCAGCGCAGTGATACTCCAGTTGCGGAACACGGGGCGGGTGCGCATCACCTTGGCCATGCCCACCTTGACGCCGATCGTGTGGGTGAAGTCACCACTGGCGAACATCTCCGAAAGCGTCTCGTCGGTGATGGTGTCGGGCTTGCCGTCAAACTGCAGAGAGGCGTGCTCAGTGAAAAACAGGCCGCACTTCGCTTGGGGGCCGCGCTTGGACTTTTTAGCGCCGCTGATCATGGCGCTCTCAATCACGTAGTCGGGGATCACCAGATCGCCGTCGATGCGGTACAAGCCAGCCAGCCATTCAAGGCGGGCCATTTCATCGTAATCAGCGTCGGTCTTTTTGCGCTTGCTGCTGACTGCTTTCATCGCCTTCGCGTAGGTATTTCGCGGATCGGCGGTCTGCCCGTTGTGGCACAACAGTGGGCTCACGCCCTGCAATCGAATCTGAACAGAAGGAAGGCTGGACATTTTGTCTCCGTGAAGTTGCTGGAACAGAAAGTGAAGGCGGAGCGATGTGAACCGGATCGACTTGCTTTTTGGGGTCCAGCTTGAATCGTTGGCGCCGAACAGAGTTAGTAATGCCGTCATGGCATTCAGAGCACAGCGTCAGAAGATCTGACATTTGCTCGTTACCAAATGACGGGTACGAAAAGTTCGGTGGGCCAGCGTTCTTGTGATGAACCTGAAGCACAGGCCAGCCCAGCTCAGCCAACTGCGCAGCAGTGATGCCGCACCCTTGGCACTGGTGGCCGTCGATCTCAAGGCGTTGCTGTCTGCGCTGCCGCCACTGGCGAGACAGGTAGTAGCCGCTAGGTGTGTTCAAGCATGATGGATCCAACCTTTCGGCTGGGCGATCGTGGCTGGCCAAAGGCCAGGGGCATGCCGGGGTACCAGCCCGGCTTGCTCCGCCCACCACTTCGGCCGGAGCGCCAGCCGCCGCTAAGCTGCTGACTGTTGAATCATACCACGATCAGAGCATGGCGGAAGGGGTACGGGTCCAAATAGTTCTGCCACCATCGGTGGCGCAGGCGCTCAGGCAGCGGGCAGCCGCAGAAAAGCGCACAGTCAGCTCGCTGGGTGGCTACCTCATCGAATCGGGGCTGCAAGGCTTGCCGCCACTGCCGGAGGCCTGCTGAGCTGATTCAGATCACCTTGAACGACCTTGCCCGGCGCGGCGCGGGCTCTCCCTTAGAGGCTACGGAGGCCGCCAGCTGGGCCGCCAGCTGGTCCCACATGGTTTGACGGTTGTAGCGGCGGCTTACTAGCTGGAGGGCGGCGTAGGCGTACCGGGTGCAGTCACCCGCCTCATCCCGCATTCCGGTCGGGCAGTCCCAGTGGTATTCCCGGCCGCGGCTGCCCTTCTTCGGCATGCGCTTCCACGGGAACAGCTCCGCCAGGAACTGATCGGTCGAGGCCTCGCCCAAGTGCAGATACCCAGGCCCAGGGAGCTCGTTCCGCAACCGGCCCTGTAGGTGCGAGACGCTCGTTTCGTACCCGACCCGATACAGCAGCAGGCCTTTTTTCTGCACCGGCTGATTCTTCCGGTTGATGTCAACCGGCGTGCCGCGGCCCACCAGTGGCTTGCCTTTGGCGCCATCACCACGCACCGGCACCCACAGGCCGCCCTGCTTTCGGCACCAGTCCCTAATCTCCTGTGTCGAGTGGCCGCCTTCGTCGATGGCCCCCATCGCCAGTGGCACCTCAGCGCCATCCTCTCGCCGCCACTTCGTCGCGGCGATCCGCTCCAGTTGCTCCAGCGTTTCCTTCTGCTGCGGGTCGCCGTCGATCTCCCAGTGGCCCAGGTGCCAGCCTTCCTCGCCGCGGCCCCATCCCCACACCGTCACCACAACCCGCTCACCTACTGAGCCGCCGCCGCCCTGCACGTCCACTCCTGCGGTGATCAGCAGCACGCCATTGGGCACGGTCCCGGCCGGGTAGCCGTTGCCGCCCTCGATGTTCTTCCGCCGCTCCGCCAAGCCGTCGCAGGTGAGTTTGCCGGCGATGCTGTCTTCCCAGGGGATCCCCAGCACGGTGTTGTGGTAGGTCTGCATCGGGTCGGTATCACCCCGGCGCATTGCTTCCAGTGCTTCCTGGTACTCGCTGATCAGCTTCGACCACACCGCCCCGGCGTGGTAGCTGTACGCCGCCCAGATGTACTGGCTCTCAACTGCCGGCTCACCCTCGGCCGTCAGCGCTTGCTGTGAGCGGTCCAGGCCCAGTGGGCAGGCCCATCCGCCGTGGGCGTCCATCTCCCGCAGGGAGGTGTAGCGGATCGGCTCCTTGCAGTTCTCGCACTCGAAGGTGCCGGCGTCGGGGCCCTCCTTTGCCATCGCCTCCCACCGCAGCGGCTGGTAGTGGTTGCAGTGCGGACACGGCAGATGGCGGTACTGCTGATCACCACGCAGGAACCACTGATGGGTTTTGTCGTTCGGGAAGATCGGCGTGCCGCCGATGATCACCTTCGGATTCCAGGAGGTCTCTGTACGGCGGATGCCCAGCTTGATCTGGCAGCCCTCGTTGATCCGGTCGTAGGCGGACGGTTCCTCAAAGATCACCACCGGCCGTTCCTTGCGCCGGAATGACTTGCCGCTCTTGGCGTTCACGATATCGATCAGTGCGCCATTCGTGAGCTTCTTCAACAGGATGGTGTTGGTCGCCGTGCCGCGGGATTTCGACTCCGACAGAAGGCCATCAAGACACGGCGTATCGGCAAACAGGTCGCTGATGTCTTCCTTGCTGTATTCCTCCGCGTCCTTCTCAATCGGCTGCACCACCATCACCTTGGATGGCTTCCAATGCGCGTAATACTGCACCGCGCCGATCTTTACCGATTCGGACCAGCCGACACGGGCGGACTTCATGCACACGAAGATCGGCACCCGCCGCGAGGCGAAGGCGTAGAACCAGTAGGCCTGATAGGGCCGGGTGATCCATGGGCCCTTGCTGGCCGCGTTGCCCGTCACGTGGCCGTAGGTATCGGCATACTCCACGCCGCTGAGCACCGGCCTGGGGCGGAAACACTCGGCGATCCCTGCCGCCAGGGCTGGTACGTCTCGGGTGATCATTCCTCTTCCTCCTGATCCATGCGCCAGTCCGCCACGGCGGTGAGCACCTTGGCCACCAGCCGCTCGATCATTTCCTCGTCGCTGATCGACAGGTGCGGCAGCTGCTGCTTGATCTGCTTGGGCAGCGCCTCCAGCTGGTTCTTCAGGGTCAGGGCGATGGCCATCTGCGCCTGCTCCACGTCGGCCTTGTAGACCAGCTCGCCGGCTTTTTGGCGGCGGTCGAGTTCGGCGATCAGGCGTTTTTCGCGCTCGTGCCAGGCGCGCTCTTCGTTGTAGTCCGGGGTTTCGGTGGTGTCGGGGGTCGGGGTGGCCGGGGGGGCGGTGCGCTTGCGGGTGGGCGGACCGGAATCCTGGGGCTGGGGGATGGTGTCGGCGCGGGCGGAGGGGGCGGGCGCCTTGTTCGAGTTGGTCGCACGGCGCCTGGCCGCCTCCCACTGCTCCCTGAGCCCGTCGCTTTCGACCATCCGCTGCTTGCCCACCATGACGCAGGGCAGCTCTTGGTTATTGATCTTTCGGTACAGCCCGCCAGCGCTCTTTTCGCCCAAAAATGCCGCCGCGTCCCTAATGCTCAGCAGCACCCGAGGCATTCACGATTCACATTCACAAGCTATGGAGCTGTGAATGGCCGCCGGGGCAGGCATGATACGGGGGAGGGGGAAAGTGTGCTTGCGCCCAGGCTGGCGCTGCACGGATTCACAGTATTCCAGAACCGTTATCGCCAAAAAGTTCAACCTTCGCATACACCCGACGCGGCTTTTTCCACAGAGGACCCGCTTATGCGCATAGCCGCATACCCAGCCATCACCCGCCCTCACCCGAACCCAGCCCGCCGCAGCTCCGCCTCCAGGCTGCTCCTGATCAGCCGGGGATAGGTGCGCTCCACTTCTTCGTTGAGGATGCGCACGATCGGGAAGCGCCGCTCATGGTTCGGCGCATCGTCCAGCACCATGAAGGCGGTCTCCACGTCGCGGCTGCCACCGCCAGGGGGGCGGTAGAGGATCGCCCGGCCTGAGCGGGACATGAAGA